AATACTGGTGGCAGGATAGAAGCCACGCCTGCTGCAATGAGTGCTTTAGGATCTGTGACCCCAGCTGCTGCCATTGAGATAACTGCTACCAAGAAGGCTCTAGCCCATGAACCTGCTGCTGTCTTTAATTCATTCATTGACTTGCTCCTAACATAGGTACTTGAAAAAAAGCCCCATCATCATCAGCTTCTTTTGCAAACGAGATGTGACAGTGGTGGTTGTGTTTGTTAGTGCCCTCGTATGTTCTCCATGCCCAGCCCTTTTTGCTAGAGGCGATACGACCATCAAAGATAATGTAGGTAATGCGTCTTTCCTTTTTAGACTTGCATAAGAGACGAATCTGATCTGCAAGATCTGGCATGAGGTCTGGTTTAGCCCTACCACTGAGATCACGATCAACATCGATGGCACGAACCCAGCCATTAGCATCGGGATTATGATCGCTAGGGCGAGCTGCGTGTCTGGTATCACCGATCCAGCCATCCGATGTGCGGTCACGACTTGGGTATGAGTCATCAAACTGCTCTCGGAGTTGAATAGCAGCTTTACTTAGTCTTGGCTTCATCCGTCACAATTGGTGTGGATTGTTCCGCTTCTGGGTTTAGATAGAGTTGATAGTCTGAATTGGCTGGGTCTGGTGGAATTGACCAGACCTTTCCATTTTCGTCAGTTCTTAAAACTGACATAAGGACGCCGTTTTCAATAATTTCTTCGTATGTGTATGTCATTTTATAACTCCGCACTTAGTTCAATTAGTTGTCCGTTTCCGCCCAAAAGTAAAAAGTAAGGTCTAAATTGTGTCAAACCAGAAGCAGTTCTTGCATCTATTGTAAATTGCTGGTTGCCAGTTGTAGAGGCATAAAATAAAATATTTGTGACGCTTGTTGAGGTTGCAGTATCGCTGACGGCTGGCGTGCCACCATAAGCAAGACTTGGTGAAGTTCGCATTGAAACAGGCGCAGCAATGTAATGAAATGAACGCGTTGTTGAAACGCCTATACCTGTTGCATAATAATTAGCATTACTACCACCGTATTCTTGACGCACATAGTAACGCTGACAAGCGGCTAATTCTCCTTGAATTGTTCCAGCGTAAGTGCGGAAAGGTAACGCAACGCTGCCGATGTCAATTTGCACACCAGTTATTTCATAGTAATCATTTGTGCTTGCAGTACCAGTTGGTGTGAATACAACCACAAAAGACATTTGAGTTGCATTTGTTGGAATAGTTCCTGTTGCTGTAAAGCGCTGCCAAGTTGTTGTCAAAGTAGAATTAACACTTCCAACACTAACAGGATTTGTAAAAGCAAAAGCGCTTTGGTCTGTTCCTGTTCCTGTGTTTATAAAAGTATTCAACTGGCTTGATGATGCTGAATAGTTTGCACCTGCTCGTGCATAGAAACTATAAGTAAAAGTTTTGCCAGCATAAGGAATTGAATTGACGCTTTCAAACACATTAAAAGTATAAAGTCCACCCGTACCAGTCTGCCCAGAATTGCGTTGATAACGCAAGCAATACTGTATGTTTGGTAAATTAGTTGTGTCATTGGTTACTTGGCGTGAAACAGTAATTGCTTGATTTGTACCTGTCGAAGTTTGCCATCTATCTGCAATATAGGTTGTAGCCGTTGATGCAGCAATTGAAAATGAAGTTCCGCGTTGCCACACCTGCATTGCTGAGTTAATAACTGGATTGGCTTGGACTGTTCCAGCCGTATAGCGCAACCCTGTTGCAGTGGAACTATCTGCTACAAGTGTCTCGCCATTGTTGCCTACTGCTAGGCGATTGACTGTGTCGGCAGCTGTGCCTGCAATAAGGTCACCTTTAGCATCCACAACAGTTTTAGCAACCATTGTTCCCATTGTGGTGTCAATCGCATTGCCTAGTGTGCGGATGGCTAATGCGCCATTTTTTACCAGATCCGTGTTATCGGGTTCTGGCCATGAATACAGTGGACTTGTGGCCATTTAAGATAGTGCTCCTGTCGCGTTGTTCCAGATAAGTGTAGCATTTGTGGTTGCCCATGTTATTGTGCTAGGCAAAACTGTGTCCCATTGTGTCGTTGATAGTGAGAACTCTGTAGCTGAGATGTAAAGGGTTATTTCGACATAACTAGGTGTGGCTCTTAGAGCTACATTCTCAACAAAGCCCTCAAAAGTGCCACCGAGAAGATTGCTAGGCAAATTGTTGATAAGGACAGGTTGACCGAAATAAACTCCCACAAGGCTGTCAAGCATTGCTGTGGTCATGTCTGGATTGTCTAGGCGAAAAGTAATTGCTCCTAGTGATCCTTTAGGCACTCGTCTTAGATTAAGTTCTCTATTGGCAATATCCGTGATGTCTGCAAGGTTCTTGATATTAGAGTCGAATGAACGCTCAAACAGGCCGTAAGAGGCTATAGAGTCTGCGTCAGAGGTACTGTAGGTTGATCCGTATCCTGTGGCATAGCGATAGATAAGGCTGTTACGGATGCGAGCAATCTGAGTTGTGGACTTGATAGAGGATGGTGATGCGAATGAGCCATCGAGGAAAGTATAGCCATTTGCTGCAAGAGTGTTAGATCTGTGATCTGCATCGTCATAAGAGACATCTCCATCTTTCTCCTCATATAACTGACCAAGTGCGCTAGTAGCAATTTGATCTGCAAGGGTCTGAGACTTGGCAGAAGCACTAGCTGCAAGGGCAATCATTGTGTAGAAGCCTGAGTCAATAGTGCCGATGTAGGACTCGGCCTCATCCCATGTGACTGTTGCTGGATAGGTATCCCATGTCAAGGTAGGTGTTACTTCTGCCCACGCAAGGTTAAGAGCTGAACCTAGAATGGCTGCTATCTGTGCTCCATCTAAGCCTTCTGCAAGGGCTATGTTATAGACAGCCTTTGTCAGTTTAGCCAATGAGCCAATGCCAAGAATTGTGCCAGTTGTTATAAAGCCAGTCTCTTCTGGGCTTCTGACTCCAATGTTGAAATCTGATACTTCTCCACCAAACACGGTGACATAAGTACCGCTACCATTTTTTAGTTCTAAAGTTACTGGCTCTGTCACATTGATAGTGAAGTCTGCTCCAGTAGTGTTGATAATCTCTACTTGGCAGTAGCCTGCTGTGGCTTGTCGATCAATATCTAAACGACCAGAGGCAAAAGAAACAGAGGTGACAGTCGTATAGACATCATCACCTACTGTAATTCGCCATTCTGGAAGCCAAGTCATTATAGGCTACCGCCTCGTAAAGTTCCGCGATCTACTGCATCTTGTAATACTTGATTTACCGCTTCTGCAATGGCATTAGGATCGCCAACACCTGTATTGACAATTATTGTATTGCCTGAACCATAACCACCACCTGCGTTCATTCTACGACTATAACCCCCTAAATCACCTACTGAACGCTGGTATGCAATCAAATCTAAATAATCTGAATAATTTTGTTGTTCTATGATTAAAGCAAAAGCGTTAGCACGCTCTGTTGCTGCATCTGCATATTCTACGATTGCATCCACGCTAGCCAATTTTGCTATATCTTTAGAAATAGGTTCAATGTAATCATTTTCGGGAATAATAGATGTTTTCTTAGGCTTTGTTAATGGGGTCTTACCACCGCCACCACCACCGCCACCACCGCCCATGCTATTGAGCAGTGCCAGCATTTCTAGGATCTTTCTCAAAGCCTCATCTAAATTAGCTTGATCAATCAATTCTTCTGGCTCTAGTGTATCCAAGATAGATTGAATGTCTTGTAATTCAAACTTTTGGTTAGTAATAGCTGCAAGGATTTTCAAATCTGCTTCAAGTTTAGATGTTGCTGCTGCGATCTGTGCTTCATCCTTAGAAGCAATAGCACTTTCAAGATCAAGAATTGAACGCTTTACATTAAGGCGAGCAGTATCACTAGCAATCTGTAAAACCTGTGCGACATTGGTTGCCTTGCCTAACTGTTCAGCTTGATTAGTTAAAGCTGCCGCAACCTGAATCCTTTCCATGTCAAATACTTCGCCGCCTTTAAGCAAGGCTGCATTTGCTTTGTCAAGCAATGCCTGTGTTTTCTTGTCTTTTGCAATCTTAGAAGTAGCTGCCGCTTGCTGTTGGGTCAGCTTAGTAATCTGTGTTTGTTGCTTTACTTGAGTTTGACCAGAAATGGTCATAGGAGTAGTAAAAGGCTTAGGCTTTATTTGGCTCGCTTGTCCTGCGCCTCTTAAAGTTTCCAAATAACTGCCAAGAATAGGAATCATACCTAGGTTGAGACTAGAAACCCCGGGCAATGCCTTTAATTTATCAGCCAAAACACCTACGCCACGAATGACATCTGCTGTGTATTCCGCGGCTTGTTCCATAGTTTTAGCAAGATCATTAACGGAATTGCTATTACCAAGATTAGTGAGTGCATCAATTAGACCTGTGCCGATAATCTCTTGAACATTGGCAGAAGCAACAGCCAGTTTGTCCATTGATCCTTGGAAGGTTGAAGCTGCGGCTGTTGCAGAACCCTCAAAGGTATTGGCAAGATCAGTGGTGATTTCATAGAAAGATTTAGTCTTTAGATCTGCTTTTGATATACCGACACCTAAGCGAGTTAAGGCTGTGTTGTTGCCTAAGTAAGCCTTGCTTAAAGCAGCTGTAACAGAACCTAGATCTTTGCCTGTGGCTGCACTTATGTCTAAGGATAGATTAAGGAGTCTCTGGCTTTCTGCTGTATCGCGTGTGGCAATAGCCAGAGATTGATAGGCAGGGCGTAGAAGATCATCGACTATGCCGAACTCGCTTTGCAAACGCTGGATGTAACTTTCTGCGCTTGCAGCATCTCTTTCTAATCCAACATTCTTTAGAGCTAGTGCCAGTTGTTGCTGTGCCTTTTGGTCTGCTGCTGCTGCTCTAACTGAAGCCTTACCAAAGGCAATGACAGAAGAAGTACCATAGGCAAGACCTATAGCACCTGCTAACTTCTTAACACCGCTAGTTAATTTCTGTGTTGCACTATCGGCTTGCTTAAAGGCTTTAGCACCTGTGAACTCGGATGCAATATCAATGACTATATTTGCCATGATTAACCTTTCACCGAAGCTCTAGCATTGAGTTTGTTAGCAGCATTTGTTATTGCTTTAAGGACAGCATTTCTGGCTTTGCCATTGTTTTCTTCGTAAGCACGAAACAAAGCGCGACCTTCCATCTTGGCATCGCCTTTCATCTGTGACCCATACTTGCCTTGCTGATTTTGCACGAAGCTGCTTTGTGGAGTTTTACGCCCCATAGTTTCATAGATCGCTCCAGCAGCACTTTTATTGAATACGCGAGCAAGAGATCTAAAGCCTCTGCGATTAGGCTTTGATGGTGTCGTTTTGTAGCCAATGCCTTGCTTGACAATGCGGGCATTGTAACTAGGGAAGCGAGCCTGTGATCCTTCACGAGTTAGCCATCCGCTAAGGACTTGACCATCATCTGGCAGATAACCTTTAGCTGCTCTAGTAATTGGCTTTAGAGCTGCGCCTACTTCTTTAGGTAAAGCCTTAGCAAGGTCTGGACTAAACTGGCGTAGCGATTTTCTAAGAGCGACCGCGCCCTTTACGCTTGCTGGCATCGCTCATCTCCTTCGCTTCATCCTTAAGCCCTTGCACTAATGCATCGAGCATGGTCTTATCTAATTCTAATAAGTGCTGTGGCGCGATTCCCAACCTAATGCTTAGCCTAGCGATTAGATAGGTGAACGGAAGATCGCGCTTTAAGCTAAAGGGTCGGAGTCAAGCACCTCAACACTTTTGAGTGTCTCGATGAAGTCCATCCCGAAAGGCTTAACAGTTTCACCTGACCTGCGTGTTACTTCCCATGCTAACCAATAGACATCGCTCTGCTTTTCTTCATCGCGAAACG